AACTGGCACGGACCAGAGAGGAAAAGAACGCAGGATGTATGAATCTCAGGGAGCAAGTTCACTACCCGAATATGGATCACAGCAGAACTGCAGCACAGAACTGGCCGACTCCAACAACAGCGGAGGGAACCAAGATAGGCAACCAAGCAAACTTCGGACAGGTTGGGTTGAGCAATCACCCATCCATCGTTGGCCAGCCAGACCGGGCGAAGCTCAACAAGAGTGGGAAGAACCAAGAGTCACAGCAGTGGCCGACTCCAAGAGCCAACAAGGTTCATCCTCAGATAACGGAGCAGAACCGCGAGCAACTTGCGAATCGAAACAAAGCCAACTTGGAGGAGGACATAGCGGGTCATTGCGGGAAAGCAACAGGCAAACTAAACCCGAACTGGGTGGAGCAACTAATGGGTATAACAGTAGGGTGGACAGACTTAGGTTACTGGGAAACGGAGTCGTTCCAGCAACAGCAACTAAAGCATTCGTCACACTTATCCAAAGAGTAATATGAAGGAGCTTGAGAGAAGTCTATTAGGGACTATACTCAAAGCAGAAATCAATGATGGCTCCAATGCTTTACTAACAGAAGCAAGAGAAGCCGGCATAAGCTCTGAGTTTTTCCTAGCGTACGATACACGTGCTATGTGGGACGCTATGTGCGAACTAGATTCCAAGGGTGTAATCCTTGATACAATATCGCTGTTTACTCATCTACAAAAAGGTGACAACGAACTAAAACCTAACGAGGTTTGGTCAATCAATGACGATGGACTGAGTGAACTGCATTACAGTAATTTAGTCACGGAAATGGTTGAGAGCTACAGAACGAGTAGACTCTCTCGACTGTCATTAACAATCAAGGATGCACTATCTGAGGGTAAAGAATCAGAAGAGATCCTTACAACTGTACAGAGTCATTGCGATACTATATCTTCGCTAGCGCCTTCACAAGATACCTTAGAAAGTATTGTTGATGAGACTTACAAGGACGTTACAACTAAGGTAAATTATTCTAAGTATCTTAAAACTGGCATTCAATCTATTGACGATGTATTGTACAGGGGTGGATACGGTCCGGGTCAACTCTGTGTACTAGCATCAAGACCAGGGTGCGGAAAGACTGCTTACGCACTGAACTTTCTACGTAACACTTGCATAAATAATAATGCAGTCCTTCTCTTCAACTTAGAGATGGGTGCCAGTCAGATAATGAAGCGTATATTCAGTATTCACTCGAATCTTAATATGCGTAGGTTCGAGGATGGACTAGCCCCTGAGCATAGGCTGAAGACCCTTCAAGACACTACGAATATAGTTAAAGAATGGAAGTGCCATATCCGTGATCGAGTGTACAAGCTTGACCACATACTAGCCACGGCAAGAGGTATGCACAGAAAGCATTCCTTAAATGGAATCATTATTGATTACTGCCAGTTGATCAAGCCTATGTCCCAAAATATATCGAGGGAGCAACAGGTAGCAGAGATCAGCCGTGAGATGAAGTTGCTTGCTAAGGATCTTGATGTACCAGTTATATTGCTGGCTCAGGTGAACCGTGAATCAGAGAAGGATGACCGGTCACCTATCATGTCTGACCTACGTGAGAGTGGAGCTTTAGAACAGGACGCTGATAGTATAATATTTCTTTGGCAAACTTTGTCGGAGAGAGAGGAGCAGGCTGACTACGTTAGGTGGACTCTTGCAAAACAAAGAGAAGGTATTGGTTACTGCCAAGGCCGTATCAACTTCTACAAAGGAACCCAAAGAATGGAGGACTACTCACAATTCATATAGAATGAAGCGACATCAGAAGCGGACTGCTAGGTACCACAAAATCATAGAAGATTTTTTCGGTGGCTACGTCTGCGACAGGTGTCACTTCAAGGGTAAAGCAGCGCAGTTCGATTGCCATCACATGCCTGGTCACGAAAAGTCAAAATCCATAAGGGACTTTGCTAGATCCGGCACCAAAGAAGAGCTAATAAGGGAGCTAGAGAAGTGCGAACTTCTATGCGCTAACTGCCACAGGCTAGAGCATTCTTCTTGACATAAGAACACAAGTCAGGCATGATATACTTATTCTATCACACGGTGGTTTGTGTGTTAGTTGGTTCACATATAAAATACAAGGTAAGCTGAAGGAGTAATCCCCAGCGAAGTGAGGTTTTCATAGGCTTCTCTTTTGTTTAATCCTTGGGGCTGTTCCGTTTTTTCAACTTCGCGGAGCAGCCCTTTTTTTATAATTAATTAGATCTAGCTTGAAGAGCTTTCCTAATGTCTCTTCTATTAGATATTGACTCTTTTGCAAGGTACTCATCAAGAACTGCTGGATTCTTATCTGCCCCTACACGTATTAAAAAATCCACCTTTTGCGGTATGTCTAAACCAAGAACTAACTTATCTACCTCTGAGATTTTTCTGTCCTTTATTTTTTGTTGTCTTTTGAAGTAATTTATAAGTCTTTTTTTATCAGGATCCGAATCAGGTAAATTACTTATTGCTGTTTCCTTGTCACCAACAAGATTATCGTACTTCTCTGCTGTACTTTCTTTTAGAGATCGAGGCATGTCTGTATAATGGTTAGTAATTATATCTAGTATATCTAAGTTAGATAAACCACCATCTTTCATGATAGTAATTTTTTCATCCAAGGAGTAATTTAAAATTCCCATGCCCATATTGTTGTAATGAAACTTAGCCTGTTCTAATCTATTCCTACGTGCTGTGTTCATTTCGTTGTATTTAGCCTCTAGCTCTTCACGGCTTATATCACCTTTAGAAAATTTTCTAAATGAGCTTGTATAATTACCTTTAGCTTTTTGCATCATATCGGATGCTTCAAAAAACTTACCTCTAAAGGATACATCAGTATCATACGGATACACTCTCCAACCAAATAAACTTAGAACATTTTGTTTTATTGTTCTGTCACCGATACCATTGATTGAATCCTGAAATCTTTCAATAGTTCTAAATGTACCTGGCTTAATTACATCATCGTAAATTGTAGAAGCTATTACATTTGTTCTTGCTAAAAGACTTGGGTCAATATAAATAGGTCTACCCCTTTCATCGTAACCGTTAACAAGTTTTCCAATTGTTTGAAGTGCTAATGATCCTCCTTCTGAAAATATTCTACCTTTTAGTATGGATGCGTATTCTTCAAACGGCTGTTGTTTAAGTGCTGCATTGAAAGCATCTCCCATTGCTATCTGAGGCACAGCGTACTCCGGTGGTACAAAGAATCCTCTTCTTGGATTATCTTTGTTAGGGCTAATAATAGATGTGATACCATCCATCCAAAATGGTAGCACAGATTGTTCAAATTGTTGTACTGACTTATCATCAAGTCCGTTTTCTTCATTCTTTGATTTTACGTAGGCTATGGACCCTGCACTCATCATTGCAAAAGACGCACCACGCTTTGCACCTAACTTTGCCATCTCTACAAAATCAGCCCTAGATGGATCAAGACCATAGTTTCTACCAAAGTTACCTCTAACCATTTGTAGGGCAATCTTTCCTTGATTGTAAGATGTTCTACTTAACTCTGCAAAGTGAGCAATGAACGGTTGAAGTAGTCCTACTCTGCTACCTTTTCTTACTACCTCACTTAACTTGTCGTAATTAGGAAATGTATCATTTGTTATTCTTGCGGCAGCAGCTTCTATTTGTTCTTTGCTGTAATTAGGAAAAACTTTTTCTAGTTGTCGTTGAGTTCCTTTCCAGGTAGTGTAACGCATAGCAACATCAAAAGCAGAATAAGCCTTACCACCAAGATCTACTGCTTTGCCTATACGAAATTTATCAAGTATTTGAAAGCCTCTTTTTAGAGTAGCCTCCATATCAGCTGCATCTATACTTTTAGGACGAAGATTATATAAATCCATCTTATCAAGCTCTGCATAAAATTCTTTTTTTGCTTTTGGTGATTTGCCAGATACAAAGTTTTCTAGACTCCTAAAACTAGCAAAAGATTTACGCATACCAGAGAAGTTAGGAATAACGCCATTAGCAACTGTTGATGTAACAGCACCTAGAGCAGCCACAGGGTAAGATCCTACATTACCTATAACCTTAGTAAATTTTGCCGCAAAGTTAGCAGTAAAGAATGCGTTAACAAATACGTCCATAGGATCTCTAATTCCTTGATTAATTATTGGACCGTATCTTAACTTATAAATAGAATCAGCTATCTCTGGATTAACAAATATATTACTACTTCCAGAAACTGTTTTTAATTTAAGTTCAACTTGACCTTCTCCAGCTGTTCTTGTTGCAACTCCACTGTCCAATAAAAAGTTAACTATCTCTGCATCCTCTGCTTTTGCTGATGCTAGTCTTGATAATCTTCGTGAAGTAATTAATGCTCTTTGGGCAGGGTCAGTTATCTCACCAAGCCAAGCCCTCTCTGCTTCACCTGGGAATGTGCGTTGCCGAAGTATACTCTCTGATTCAGAGGGTCCAACACGCCTACTTGAATCTATTTCTATTGTTCTAGCAGAAACTTTTTTGAGGTCATTAATCTTTTTAGATGCCAGTGTATTGGCTTTTTCTACAGGGACACCTGATTCAATCAAGTTATCTCTTATTTCTTTTAGGGCTGCTTTTTCTTGCTGTGGTGTAGGCTTGTAGTCCGGATCCTCAAATAATCTGTACGGCTGAGTTAAGTATCCTCCTGTAGCATCCATTGATTCTTCTAGTACTTGACGAAGTTCATCTCTAATCTCTGGGGCTAGATCCATAAATGCTTGGTCATCCATACCACCTATCAACCTTTCTCTTAGTTGATTTGTTGATGTCCTCCATGCAGTTAACTCTGTCTCGATGGGTACTAAGGACGGATCTAATTCACCGCCTAACAAAAAGCTATTTACATTATTATCTATTGCTTCAATACTATCTGGATTAGCTTTCTTAATTCTTTCGACGGCATTGTATGTTCTGATACCTACGGATTCAGCTTCTCGGATAACACCCTTAGCTTGCTCAATCTCATTTAGTATATCTCTACCAACAACCTTAGAAGGTGCTAACCAAGAGTTAATTCTGTTAAACAAACGACCAGGTTTTTTCTGAGAACCAGGAGCGTAATTATTTAGATCACCGGCATCTAATGCTAAATTAGTACGTTGCTTTGCAAGAAGGTTCAATGCTATTTCACGTTGTGCTTCATCGAAAGTTTCTTTTACTACCCCAGGCATTGATGGACGCTCTCCCTTAGCTACAAGTTCCATAACTTGTTCGGCAGTCTTACCCCTAGTTTTATTTATTAAATTTTTACTGACTGAAAAACCTTTGTCACCAGCCAAAGCTCCGGTAAGGCCAGTAAGAACTTCTACTGCTAGTGCAGCACCAGGAGACAAGTCTGCTTCTTCTTGAAGGATTCTGCCGGCTGTTTGTCCGGTCACTGCTCCTGACTCAATAGCTAAGAATCTACCAGTGTTCTTTGTAGCTTCGTCCGTGAATTGTTTAGCAATATTTACTCCTACCTGTCCAGCCCTAGTAGTTGCTTGAGCCTTTGATGCAGCTTGTGCTACTTTTAATGCAGGAATAGTAAAGCCTACAGCTTCTCCTAAAACTTGTCCTGCTGTACCTGCCTTTGTTTGTGCTGGTTCGTCTCTGACTGGCGAGCCAAAAGACAAACCCTGAATAATTTTTCGCATGGACTCACTGCCACCCACAGCGTCTTCTGGCACAATGTCTCGATCAACTATAGCGTTAGAAACTTTATTTATACCTAATGATATTAAATCAACAGGCGCGCCTAAAAATGTAGCTATACTATTATTGAACTGATTGGATAGATCATCTGCTAGAACCTTTGTTGTTTCAATAACACCTTCAGGCTCCTGTAAGACAGTATCTTGACCCCGACTTGCTAAGTATGCGTCAGGGTCAAATGGAGTCCTAGTACTCCTATTAGCCAAATATTCGTCGGGATCAAATGCTGTGCCTTGACTCCTATTGGCCAAATATGCGTCAGGGTCAAAAGCCATTTTAATTTACATTGTTGAAACCATCTAGAATTGCTTTTGATCGTGGATCATTTGGATTTTTTGTAGCAAACTCAAAAGCCTCTTTATCCCTTTCACTTAATGTATTATAAAGCTGTCTATCCGCCTCGCTTAATGTACTAGGATCAAAAATAAGAGGATTGTTTGGTTTTACTTGAGGACCAAACACTTCTTGTGCGGTCTTAGGATTACCAAAGTCATCTTTATGCAATCCTAAAATAGCAATAAGATCATCAGCCTCTTGCGTCTTGCCTTCATTATATAATTTTCTAGCCTCTTTTAATTTATCAAGGCGATCGTTCAATAGTTCTACCGCTTTACCGCCCACTTCTGAACCATCAGCTCTAAATGATTGTTTATATTTTCCACCTTCAGTTAAAATTTTAAAACCACCAGTTTCAAAAACTTCTAAGTTTGGACCGTCTGAGTTTTGCATCGCTTCAATAATTTTTAGATCATTAGGATTGTTGCCTCCGAATGCAATATAATCATTAAGAACATTTGGTACATCTATTTCTCCATTAGGCATTTTGTTAGCCTGTAAAGATTTAGTTAAAGCTGTAGCACTAGCAACAGCCGCTTCTTCTTCACGCTGTGCTTTATCAATTTCTAATCGTGCTTGTTGTGCTTGCATATCCCTTAAATCACTAGCTTGTTGAGCATCTTGTGCTGTAATTAAGGTTTGTAATGCTCCTACTACTTGTTGAGCATCTTTAGCCTTGTAGTTACCATCCTCTATGTTTTTTATTTTTCTTGCTATATCTGTGTCAGAATCACGTAGTTGTTGATACACCTCAGGTCTTGCAACAGAAATAGCCTCTAATGCTGACAAAGAAGCAGCAGTTATTTCTTTGTTTTCTCGATACTTTTCAAAGCCTTCACCTATTGACTGACCTAACTGAGCAAGACTAGCAGCCTGTATATTAGCTGCGTTAGTAAATCCGCTGAAGTCCAATGCCCCTAGTCTAGGGTCTACTCTTGTTCCTACTTGAAATGCCATCTTATTTAATCTTTGTATTCATCCACATGCGGATGATATTTTTGAGTATTGGTTTGTTAGAAATAAATTTAGCAAAGCGTTCTCCATATTTGATGTACAACTTACGGAACCAAGAAGGTGAATCATTTAACATCCAGTTACGGAACTGTATCCATTTTGGATTCTCAATACCGTATACCTCACGAGCTACCCAGCATGATCCTATTCTACCCGCTATAGCTTCCCCAAGGGGACCGCCTAAAGCTCCACCTGCTATACTACCAAATGCGCCAAGTCCACCTGCGCTACGTGTTGCACCAGCCTGAGCCTGCGCGCCAAGCAATCCAAATTGGTTAGCTTGGTTTTGTAACGCCATGTTTATACCTACGTTTGGATCGAATAACTGAGGACCCATAGGACCTGCTGCACCAGCTTGTGCTTGTCCTAATGTCTGTTGTCCTAGGTTAATAGCTGCTGAGGGACGGCCTAGTATAATGTTACCTGCGTCACCGGCTAAGGCTCGGTTCATACCAAATGCTTGACCTAGACGCGCTGATTGTAGCGCCTCCTCTTGCCCAATCAAGCCAGCACCTAGTTGTATGTTTTGTAATTCTTCTCCCCTTCTTCGCGCTGCTAAATTTTCCGTAAGACCTAGAGTGCTTGTTCCGAACTGTTGTCTTTGTAACTCTTCTAATCGACGTTGAGCATTGAGTGCCTCGGCTTGTCCAACAGTTCCTGCGCCAAATTGTTGACGTTGCAACTGTTGCTGTATACGCCTAGCTTCCATGTCATCTGTGGAACCAAGAGCCTGAGTTCCAAACATTTGACGGTCCAGTTGTTGTTGCAGACGACGAGCAATCTGGTCATCTGTTAAGCCAAGCGTTGATACACCAGCTTGTTGACGTTGTAACTGCTCTAATCGACGTTGAGCAGCAAGACCCTCTACGTCTTGAAGAATATCTGCACCTTGTCCCAGTCTTTCTGATCGTAAGTCTTGCGCCTGACCAAGAAGTTGAGATCCTAGTAATAGTTCACGCTCACGCTTATTTGTTTCCTCAGCAAGACGATTAGCTATCTCGTCTGCTAAAGCTCCTTGTCCTAGTCCTCTGCCACGAGCAACTGATGCTTGTCTAGCAGATTGTTGTGCGCGTCTTAGTTCTAACGGTGTAAGCTCACCAGTGGACTGAATAAACTCAGTGCCTCTGCCAGAAATCAACGCTTCTTGTTGCGTAGGAGACAAACTACCAAGAGAAGTCCCCATTTGTTGCAATTGTCTTTCAGCAGCACCAGCACCTAGTAGCTGTGCATTAATATCTGCTAGTCCACGTCTTGCTAAAGCTCTTTCTGCTCCAGAAGCAGCTCGCAAACGTGCGTTTAAATCTGTTAATCCTCTGGATTGTATAGCTCTTTCAGCGAGACTTGCTCCCTCTCGTGCGGATGAAAGATCAGCTAATCCTTGTGCCTGTAAAGCTCTTTCCCCAGCTGTAGCACTTTCACGACCTGCAAATACATCACTAGCACCTCTGTCTAATAAAGCTAATTCTGCCGCACTTGTAGGTTGAAGATCTGCTTCAACAAGTGACTCCCCTCTTTCTCGCAAAGCGTCTAAAGAATCAGGTTCTTGTATTTGGCCTCTTCCTCCCTTGCCTCTTGGTCCTGTGCTAATACCAGCCCTTCTTTGGACAGCTTCTGCTATATCAGTGCTTGGTCTATCAGCGGCACGATACGCTGAAACAACTTGCGGAGCAAATTCTTGTAATGCTGCTACATCTGCTGCTCTTTGTTGCGCTAATTGTTCGGCTTGTAAATCTCCTGCTCTCCTAGATGAAGTTTCTAATAAATCAAATAATCCCTGTTGGCCTTCTAAGGTTTGAGGTGTATCTTTAAGTTGTCCTTCTGTTCTCTGAACTTGGCGTTCAATATCTAAAATGCTAAACTTTTTTGGTCTACCGTCTTCTTCTTCGCCTAAAAGACCTTGATTATATAAATAGTAGCGTTCTCCTGCTCCTAAACTATCTTGAAACTCAGAGCTTTGTGAATCACCCCTAGCAGCTTTTAATTTTGCTAGAATACTTTTAAATCCAGCATCCTCTCTCTTAACTTCTTCGTATCTAGGGTTTACTCTATCGTCTTCTGTACCTTCCGCAAAAGTCTCAATATCAGCCAGTTCCAAAGCAGAAAATTCAGGTCTAAATCTAGCCTCACTCTCAAGTAAGCGACCTACTAAGCGTGGGTCAGTAACCCCTTGAAAATTTCTAAATCCTGGACCAAATAGATATTCGCCTTGAGCTTCACCCGGATTTATCGGATCAGGCATGCGTGGTGTTGTTCCTTTACCCCCCATAATAATTAATTATTTAATATTTTTTTAAAAAGTCTATTATCGTAGTTTACTCGTTTCGGAGAACCACTTTTGTAACGTATACTTATTTTATTTTTTTCTAGTACTTCAGGGCAACGCTCCAAAAAATCTTCTGTAAGTTGTTTAAATGCGTTCTTACCTTCAGCAAAAAGAAAAGCTAGAAATATACTATTTCCGTCTTCTCTATCTGGCTCCCAGTTATTTATGAAGTCCCATCCATCGTCCTCATTGCAATTATACCACATGAATACACCCTGTATATCCTCGTCATCATTGTAATGAACAATAATAGTTTTTTTTGCCCAATGATAAGCAACCATAAGACGTATTATTTCTTTATCCCATCCATCAAAGACCTTACCATTTTCGTGTTCTATGCAGAAGTCCACTATCTCATCCATAGCAAGTAGTGCATCCCTCTGAGTTTTATTCTCAAGGGCTACTTGTACTGACTGAAGTAAACGGTTATAGGGCATTATGATTCAAGGGCAGCTACTCTAGCTTCTAGGGATTCAATCTTAGTAAGGGCTTCTTGTAGAGCTTTGGTCAAAAGTGGTACAAGTTTACTTTGGTCAATGCCTTGGTAATCCTCAACTTCACGAGTACCCATAACTGCTTCGGTAACAACATTACCCTCTTCATCAAGAACTTGTGGAGTTACCTCGTACTCCTCAGTTTTCATAGCATCTTTAGTTCCTGTAACTGCCTCTGGAACAACTTCTTGTGCTTCGTGCGCAAGAAAACCATCCACACGACTTCCATCAATTTTCCAAGCAAAGTTTACCGGCTTGAGTGCTTGTACTCTGCTTATGCTGTCCTGCATCTCAAGGATGTCTTCCTTGAGTCTATAGTCAGAGGATGTACCATAACTTGTAGCAGTATTACTATGTACAATTTCACCGACATCAGAACCGTTATTTTGAAACTTTAAAACAGCTGAATTATTTGTTGTATTAGCTCTATTAAAAGTAAGCCGAGCTGCACCGTCATCAAAATTAGGTCTAAAAGATGCACCAGCTGTGCCATCTACTGTAGTAGTCCCTATCAAGACATTGCCTGATGAATCAATTCTTACTCTTTCGACATTATCAGTTTCAAAAGCCATAAAACTTTGGGCAGCTCCTGAATTAAGATCATAGTCAGCAGCTAGAACTAAACCTCTTTCACCTCTAATTCTACTAAAATCACCAGAAGTATTTACTAAAGTTATCTGATTCTCAGATGTATTTTCTATGTGTATTGCTGTACCAGGGTTAGTCTTCCCAATACCTACATTGCCTGATGAATCAATTCTTACTTTTTCGCTAGTATTGGTTGCAAACCTCATGCTATTATCACTATGACTATATATAATACCACCTGTATCACTATCACTATCATCACCAAATCCAAGCTTAGAGCTGTCAGACGCAGAAGTTGAAATTAATTGTAAAACAGAATCTCCATCACTAGCTTGTCCTCTTATCTTAGCTGTACCATTAGAATTAAGTTCCATAGATGAGCTATCAACCATAAGTTTAATTGCATTACCTGTTTGAAGCTCAAAAGGTGAATTATTATCACTAGAATCAGCTGGCGTGCGTATATTTAATGTTCGATTTCCGCTGTCTTGCACGGCAATAAATCTAGCTATATTTTGAGATTGACCAGTTGCGCTAAGGTTAAGTTTAGCTGAGGTTATACCTCCGTCCTTGACAATAATACGTCCACTGCCGTCCAGCTGGGTAGTAGAATCATCTACTGCACCTGATGCAAATGTAGCGTTATCTACTAAATTGTTAAGGTTCAGGGCCGTTACTTGGTCCCCTGTTGAAAATGTATTTCCTTTTGATAATATTGCCATTATATTGCCTTATTTGTTGATCTCATAGTAGTTGCCCCTTGTACTTCTGTTGCTCGTATAATGGGTCTTCCTACTGTATTGTTAAATGTAAATTGTATTCCGTATCCTCGTCTGTTACCTATTCTACCACGGATGGAAACATCTTCGTCTATAGCCAACGCTCCATTATTAAAAGAACTTAAAGTTCCTATACTTCCAGTATCATCAGGGTTCTCTGTCTCGAAGTCAATGTTAAGGTCAGAAGTATTTATATCACTGGATTGAATATGAAAATCGAACTCCTTCCAGCGTTTACGATCAAGAGTACCAAGTGTGTATTGCCTTGTAGTTAAAGCACCAGGAATCTGAATACTTTGCTCAGTTCCTCCGATTTGTGTAATAACACGATCCACGCCATCTAGTCTATGATCAATCCTATGAACACCACCTATATCGTTGACTGCATAGACTCCACGCTTGTCACCGTCTCCAAGAACCAATAAATTAGCAACGTGATAGTTAGCATCATTTACTGTATCAACACTCTCCCACTGTTTGTTAAGGAAATTATATATTAATATTGCATTATTATTAGTAGAGCTATCCAAGGGTACAGCTATGTAGTACCTGTTGTCGAAGTAAACAGCTACTGCGTTTTCTTGAGCATTTTTATTTATTCTTTGTATGCTCTCATTGATTGGCTCGCTAAGAGGTGTTTCTGTACCGCGAAGGTTATATTCATCCAAGAATTGCGTTCCATATACTCCATTATCGGACAAGAAAATAACTTGATTGCCAACCTGCTCAATAGATTTGCGAGCCACACAGCCCACCTCATCCGTCAAAACTTGTGTACTAGAAGTCTTTAAATCAATAGTGTTAGTGACTATGTGGATACTGTTACGATTAAATACTAATAACTTATCCTCAGCAAATGAGTGCAGAGCTACAACAAAGTCCGATGTACCTGCATTAAACCTAAACTGAGCATAAATTTGGTCATATGTGTCCGTGTCTAAAATATCAGAACCAATAATTTCATCCTGTATATTTCTAGTTTCAAATGTATCAGTGCCAGTTGATAAGAACTGAAACGGCATAATTAACCTGCGCTGGTGATAAGTAGCAAATGGTGGTGCTGGCATATGAATAAAACCTAGACCTACAGACACTTTTTTTGTAAAGTGTACATCACTTACGCTTCCTACGTCATCTGTATTAACAAAAAACTTAAAGGCTGACGAAGATGCTTCTGAAACTACAAAAGAGTCCCCTGTTGTTAGTGTGCTACTTCCAGCCGATGTTAGTACAACATTGTCCCCAGCAACAAGTGTATTAGAAACAGTAACAGTAGCTAATCCATTTGTTATAGAAAATCCAGTTGAATCAAGTTCAGCTGGTTGCGTATACGTGCCACTTTGTACTTTTGTAAAGTCAGATGCTACTGTAGTCAAATTTGTAACTGTATAAGAATCCTCTGCTCCACCACCATTTTCGATATATGTAAATTGAGTATCATTTACTTTTGTTACGCTAAGACCTGTACCCTCTGGTAAGTCCGATCCGGTATAATCTACGTTGCTAATTGATACCAAGTCACCTGTTTCTAAATTATGATTAGTGCTAGTCGTTGCTGTTAACGCACTAGTGCTACCAACCCTAGTAATAGAAGTAATTGTTGAAATCCTTAAATTATTTTCAAGAGCAGTCGTTCCGCCCTGAAAAAGAAACACCTTATCCATAGCTTGCATCATTTCTATGTCATCAGTGTAAGTTGTTCCCGATGGATAACCTATATCAAAAGTAGCAGTTGTATCTACGTTATAGCCAACTGCTTTTGTATTAGAACCAACAATTATATATTGGCTACTTTCAGCGTTAGGATCAGAAAAATCTGTTGAGCCATGAATTTTGTTAACAACATTATCAGCTAATATGCCAAATTGTACGCTAGTGCTAGTGTCATCACTGCCGCTATAACTCTGATCAGTTATGTCAAAAATCTCTGAGCTTGAGCCTCCTCGTTGGGTAAATCCACGATTCCCATTGGGATCCGGGCTAATACCTGATACGTCACTTAACTTTAAAACTCCTGAACTATACTGAAGTGCAGTACCATCCGTTTGTCCTGTTATTGTAATTGTTAATACGTTGGCACTTGTACTGGCTGTAGCCGTAAGAGTAGAGCAAAGCGCATTTCCGCCCCCAGTGCCTACACCAGTAGCGATAAATTGAATAAGATGTGCATTAAGAGTCCCATCATCATAAATTGCTGGATTATTTATATTAATTGTTTCGCCATTAGTGATTCCAGTTATTGTAAAAGTTAGAGTGTTTTCATCGGGAACCGAGGCAATAGTTCTTAGGCCATCTATTTTTGTACCACTAGAAGCTGCCGTAAATCCTGTTTGGCTAGTTGTAGTAGATGCTAACACGACATTCGTTCCTGCGGATCTGCCATGACCAGTAACAGTTATTGTAAGTGTATTAGCAGTAGCTGTTGGGCTAGATGCAGCTTTTTCATTAGTATACGTAGCACCTACGGCTCTAAAATCTGTAGCTGCGGTTGCGTTATTGGCAGGTTGATAAGTATTTACTTGATACTCTCTACCTACAACAAAACTACCTGCGTTAACAAACTCTCCTTTAAGCGAAAATGGAAGTGTTAAAGCATTTAATGATACACTTAATGGAGCAACAATTAGATCTACGCCCTTGCGTACTTGAGCCTGCCCATTACGATCCGTGCGAATGTTCTGAGCGTCAGCAAGCATACCAGTAGGTAACTGATCAGGGCGTTGCCTGTTGTTAAAACCAACAAAACCTACATCGCCATCTTGGTCAATGCGGTCATCAAGACTACCGTATGTAGAATACCTTGACATCCATTAACGACGCTTGTATTGCGGTCTGCGAGCTGCTCTAACAGGACCGCCTCTTACTGCACGTCCACGACCTGTGGCTAACATTCCTGTTCCTCTGCCTCTGCCTCTAACAGGACCACGGCCACGACCACCTAAAGCTCGACTCACTCCTCTAGCAGGATTAAACAATCTTGCTTTACTTGATGCTCTAACAGGACCGCCTCTTACTGCACGTCCACGACCACCTAAAGCTCGACTCACTCCTCTAGCAGGATCAAAAAGCTTTGCTTGCCTTGAAGGCTTTATAGCACCTCTACGTCTACCACGCATAGGTGCTTGAATTGGTCTTCCTCCTTTACCGCCTCTAGGTGACGGTCTTACAACATTTCTTTTTCCGAACATAATTTTTTTATTCTTTCTTTTTTAATTATTAACATTTCCAACGCTTCAAGGCTAGTGCCTTACGAGTTGGTCTACCTTTCTTGTCCTTCATTGGACCTTTTACACCAGCCATTCTGGCACAAAATGATTTTTTTCTAGCTAATTGCTTACCCTTTGGATTCTTTTCCGTGACCGGTGGCTTTAAATTAGCACCAGTCTTACGCTTAAAGTACGCTCTGCCAGCAGCAGTCAGACCACCCTTTTTACTTTTGTGTTCCTTCCTCATTAGCTTCT